AAGTGTTACCGGCCGCTGCAACTACATTCTCTTTAACTGAAAAATCAAATGCAGTATCTATTGACACTAGTAATAAAGAAAAATTTATAATTTCTATTGCAGGATCTGTTCAAAATCCATCTAATTTTACAGTATCCAATAATATTGTAAATATTACCAATTCTCCTAACTATGACAGTAAAGTATTTGCTATTAAACACGATAAATTACGTCAATTAACATTTACTGGTTCTGGTACGACTTATACATTAAATTATACACCAACTGGACATTGTAATCTTCTAATTTTTGTCGAAGGTGCTTCTCAGTCACAATTACTAACAGATTTTACACTATCTGGTAACACAGTTACTTTTAGTGAGACTGTTGATGCTACAAAATTATTTGGTTGGGAAATCAATGAAACTGTTACTTGTGAAAAGATAAATGTAAATGATTTATTGGGTCTAAGGACCACGATGATATTAGATTGTGTAACTAAGAGATTTAGACAAAATATTCATGCGAGTGCAGTTAAGCACCCAGATCAAATATTTGAAATACAAAAGAAACAAATTACCGGAACAGTAATTCCAGAAAGTAGTACTAGTGTAACTGGTTTTGATACTAAATTTACATATACTACTCCAAGATACTCCAAGAGTTATGTTGAAGTGTTAGATCCATTAACATTTAATGGTTCAACCACATCATTTACATTACAGAAAAATGGAGAAAATTATACTCCTCAAAACGGTGAAGAAAGTTTAATTATTCAAACTAATATTGGTGGTACTAAACACGTTTTAGATCACACAGAATATGTTGTAAGTGGTTCTACAATAACCTTTAATACCGCATATGCTGCATCTGTAAAAGCAACTATCCTTGATTATGAAAGCACCTACCTTTCCAATGTTTCAAATGAGAGTGGAAGTGTATTAGATAGACTCTTTACCAAACTAGATGGATCTAGAAGAACATTCAGTGTTTCAGCTGATGGTGTTCCAATCTATTCAAAAAATGTTGGTGATATCTTTACTATTAAAAATGGAAAACTATTACCACCCGATTCTTCACAACATAGTATAACTGATAACAAAATTACATTTGTAGATGCTCCAACTTCGTCTGATTCGATAGTTTTAGCTCACTTTAACCGACAGTTATTACCTGAATACACGAATAACATTGTTATAGACAAATTTGTCTGCGCTGATGGTGTTACAACTGATTTCCCATTAAGTTTTAATGGACAAACTGGTTCAATACCTTGGAATAACATAAATCACATCTTTATTGTTAGAAACGGTGTATATCAAGAACCAGGTGTAGATTTTACTATTGTAAATCAAAATATTCTCAGATTTGCAACAGCACCAACTAAAGAAGAATCTGGATTGATATTTGGATATGTGTCTCAAGCAGGCGCAACTCAAAATTTAAAGTTAGATGCATTAACCGGATTTAATGGTTCTACTGTTCAATTCCAGTTAAAACACAGTGGAACAAATTTTGTTCCTCCCGACCAAGATGATATATTCCTTGTTAGAAACGGTGTTATACAAAGACCTGTTGCAGATTATCAGGTCAATGGAACAGGTTTGATAACATTTAATAGTGCTCCTGCAGCGTCAGAAAATATGTGGATCCTTTACACCCACAATTCTACTATTCAAAATCTCTATAATATTACATCGCAAAGTAGTAGTGTAAGTAGACTTCAATGGGCGATCGGTGATCCAGCCGCTGATCCAGCTGATATTAATGATTATGTGGTTTATGCAGATGGTGTTCCTAGATTCGCTCAAAGAGGTGATTGGGTCTTTGATACCAGTACTGCTGGTGGTAATACTCCATATAGAGCAATATTCTTAACTCATACCGATGGCATACCACCACAAAACGTGATGGTCATTAAACATGCCAATACAACTTTACTCGATGATCTTGAAGAGTGTCCAAATGGAACCAGACAATCATTTAGAGTTCTCAAAGATGGTAAGATGGTAGTAGATGCTCAAACTCAGTCTACGGATATAATGGCTATTGTGAATGGAGTTGTATTAAAAAAATATAATCAATATACAGTATCTGGATCTTCAATTATAACTTTTGCAACCGCCCCGGCGCATAATGATGATATTTTATTAATTAGATCTGAAGGTATGTCTCACAGAAGCATGACACTTGTTTCTGGAAACACATATAATCAGGTTGTTGCTGAAACAACTGAAAGAGATAATGTTGTAGTATTTTCCAACAACGAATGGAAATTTGCACAACTTGGAGATTTTACTTGGGCAAATAATACGGATGTTACATTAACTAATCCTCATACCACAGGAACTCTATTTGCTATTAAGTTTGACGGAATATTTAATATATTGGATCAGATTGGTAATCCATTCAATGGTTCTAATACCAAGTTTAATCTAATGGATGGTCAGAAGTTCTTGACTCCTACTGCTGCAACTTATACCGCTAGTAGTGGTAATTTGGTATTGACCATACCTAATCATGGATTGTCTAGTGGAAATGTGGTTAAAATTGCTGCAAATTCATTGAGTTTTACATGTTCAATGGATAACAATTACAGCGTTAAAACTTATCCAAGAACTACTGATCCTGTTTATGGCAATAACATTACAATTAGTTCTGTAACTACAAATACTATCACTCTTCCAGTTGGGTCTTCTCCTTTGGTTAGATACACACCAGGTTCTAATACAGAATACAACACCGTTACCGGTGACTTAATATTGGATATTGGAACGTCTGGTGCAGCTGCTAGATATATTGGTGAACAAATTAAGTTAGCGAATGGTGCAATTACATTTACGTGTTCATCGGATGGAAACCAAAACCCATTGTCTCACCCAAGAGCTATAATTGATCCTCACACACCAGAAAGTGCAACATATAATGCATCTACTGGAATTGTGACAATAACACTTACTGGTCATGGTTTCTCTAATGATGATTGGGTAAAACTAGAAGATGGTGCATTGACATTTACATGCACTAAAGATAGTAATGGTAGTAATCACGCATATCCACGTTCTACCGATCCAATTAGTAATACATTTATTCAAATTTCTAATGTAACTACTAATACCTTTGATATTAATGTTGGTGTATCACCTGCAGGTGAACAATATCCACATACCTTTGTTAGTGCGGTGACAAATTCCTTGAAGAGAAAGCGTGATAGACATGATACACCATTGGTAATTACTGCAATTGATACTACCGCTGGAACGATTACTGTCAATGTAGGACCATCTCCAGAAAAGAATCCACATACATTTGTTAGTGCTTTGTCAAATTCCGTTATTACTGGTGGTAATTATGTCCATACATTTGTTTCTGCTAAACCAAGATCCTTGATTATTGGTGATACACAAGAGAACTTTGTTCCAGTTGGAACTACAAGTAATGATAATGTTCCACATGAAACCGGGATAATTGTTGTTAAAAATGGTAGTGTATTAGATCCAGGAGTTGATTACACATTAACTGGTGATATTAAGAGTCAAATATCACTTACTACTGCTCCAGCATCCTCTGATGTTATTTCTATAAGAGCAGTTGGTATGTTTGATAAACTTGATACAATTACAAGTGGAAGTGGAACTACATTTAGTATCACTAAGGGATCTACGCCATATTATGCAAACAATGATATTGATCGTCCAGAAAAACTAGAAAATCAAATTATGGTGATTATGGACGGAAACGTACAAAGTCCCTTGTATGACTATATTATTAGACATGATAAAATTGTATTTGAAAATAGTGTATCATTCACTAAACTTGTGCTATTAGATTTCCGTGGCACACCAAGTGATGTTCAAACTACCTCTAGATCATATGAAGTTGCAGTTGGAGATCAAATATATATTGATGGAGAAACATCTCCTAGAACAATAACAGCAGTTAAATCTCCAGATGTTTTAGTTACCAATGCTTATACTGGTATAACACCAGCTGGTTATGTTGGTTCTTCAACTCCAAGTAATGGAATACTTTCCACAATTACAACAGCTGCTAATGGGTTGAATTATAAAGAACCAGTTGTCATGAGAACTGTTGGTACTGGAATTGGTGCTAAATTCTTAGGAATATCTAATTACAATGAGGGTGGTACTGTTACTCCTGGAGATCTCTTATATCCAGGAAGAAACATCCAAAATCCACATGATGTTTATGCAACTGTATATGCATCAGTTTATAAAGAACTACCAGTAAGTAAAACGGAAATCAGACGTTCAACTAAACTTGCCGCTGATATAAATGCAACGGTAGAAACGGTTTCACTTACTAATGTTTCTGGATTATCTGCAAACACTCCAACCATCACAATAACTGGTGGTGGATCAAGTGCCGTACTAAGACCTTATGTTTCTAATGGAAAGATTAGAAAGGTTGAAATTCTCAACGGCGGTACTGGTTATAGTGATATGGACTTTAGTCTTACAGTAACTGGAGGTGGTGGTTCTGGATGTGTCTTGCGGGGTACATTGAATGGTAGCGGTACAATAACTGCAGTTACTGTTGAAAATGCTGGTACTGGTTATGACACAAACAGAGTGATTTTATATCATACTACTGGTGGTGTTGTAAAATCAGAAGTTATTGAATATACAGAATTATCTGCTACCTCTGGACCTGCTAATCTTCTTGGTTGTACAAGAGGTGCAGCGGGTACTACTGCAGTTATTCATAGTGCCCAAATTGAAACACCTACCGACGATGCAAATACGTATACTTCGGTATATTTCGACAATTATCTTTAATAAATAAAAGTACAAAAACAAAAGCGGAAGAATAATGCCTTCACTAGTCACTGACAATTTCAGGGTTTTTGCTGCAGAGCAGTTTATTGAATCTCTTGAAGAACCTTTTGATAGTAGTAATAACCCAGAAGCGGACTCTTCTGCGGCTGCTCAATCATATAGAAGTAAAATCTATTTGTTTATTGGTAGGTCACAGAACTGGACCCTAGAAAGATATTCTGGTCAGTCTGCAGTGACTGAGTTTGCTCCTCCAGATGTACAAGACTCATTTAATGATTCTAATGAAATCTATGACGATATGATTGCTGTTAAAAGGATTAACAGCACTGATGTTTCTAAAGTCATCAAAAGACTTACCTGGAAAACGGGAGTTAAGTATGATATGTATGAAAATGACTATACATCGACAAATCTTTCTTTGAATGGTCATGCAAATCTTTATGACTCACAATCATATGTTGTAAACAGCAATTTTCAGGTTTATAAGTGCATTTATAATGGAATTAGTCCTACTCATCCACAGGGTAGAGCATCTACTGTAGAACCATCTGGTACTGCAACTTCTATTATTGAAAGTGCCGCTGATGGTTATAGATGGAAATATATGTACACTATTAATATTTCTGATTACATCAGATTTGTTTCTAGTGATTTTATGCCGGTTAGGGTTGATTCTACAGTTGCGGCAGCTGCTGTTGATGGTGCTGTAGAACAGTTAATTATTGACAACAGAGGAACTGGTAATACAGCAAATGCCACATACTATTGTCCTATTGTTGGTGATGGATCAACCGATGCAATCGCAAAAATTGTAATCAATGCTGGTGGTGGTATTGACACAGTTGAATCGGAAAGAGTTGGTGCTGGATATACCAGAGCAAAAGTCATGTTGACTGAAGCATATACTACACTCTCTAATGCATTGTCTAGATCAGGAACAACTGTATCTTTATCAGGAACTATCAGTACTGTTATTTCACCTCCAGGTGGTCATGGTTCAAATCCACCTTTGGAATTAGGTGGATATAGAGTTATGATTAATAAGAGTTTGGAGTTCCTAGACGGAGACGGTGATATTCCAGTAAATTCGCAGTTTAGAAGGTTTGGACTGATATCAGATCCAAAAAATGTCAGTAATACTGATCTCACTACTGATACAGCAACTGCTTGTTTTGCTATGAAGTTCCCTTCCGCAACTAATGTCAATTTTGATATTGGTGAAATTATTACTCAAGCAACAACCGGTGCAAAGGGAAGAGTTATTCACTGGGACTCAATTACCAAAGTATTGAGATATTATCAGAATGAACATATTGACGAAACACAAAGTGGTCAAAACCAGTACAAGTTAGTTCCTTTTAGTGGATCAAACGCTGTAACTGGCGGTACTAGTGGTGTTACTGCTACACCAGATACTGCTGCAACTGGTACTGGATCATTCTTTGGTGTTGCATTTACAACTGGATATGCCTCACCTGAGATTAAGAAAAATAGTGGAAACATTATTTACGTTGAAAATAGAAAAGCAGTAAACAGATCTACTGACCAAACTGAAGACATTAAATTAGTCGTAGAATTCTAAAATAAATAGCAAAAAGAAATCCCTGAAGGTCTTATAAATGCAAGATACAAATCTCAAAATATCACCATACTTTGATGATTTTGATCGTTCAAAAAACTATCAAAAAATTCTATTTAAACCAGGATACTCTGTACAAACCCGAGAACTAAACTCGGTGCAGAGTACTCTGCAGAATCAGATAGAAAGGTTTGGTCAACATGTGTTCAAAGAGGGATCTGTTGTAATCCCTGGTAATGTTCACTATGATATAAGTTTTAAAGCCGTTCTTGTGCAGGGACTTATTAACGGCATTTCTGTAGAAACATACAGAAATAATATGAAGGGTAAGATTATAACTGGTTCATCTTCAGGGGTTAAGGCAGAAATTGTAGACACAATAAGTGCAGCAGAATCAGAAAAAGAAACTATTACATTATATGTAAAATATCTTGCATCGGGTAATATTGAAAATGACGCTCAATTGAGCACATTTAAAAATAATGAAATTCTTGTTGATGCAGATGGAACTCCATTAGCGGTAACATCTGTACAAAATGCAACTACTTATACAGGATCATCTGCAACAATTACAGCTGGTGTTTATTTTATTCGTGGATTTTTCGTAGAAGTAGCAACCCAAAAAATTATTTTAGACCAATATTCAAATAAACCTTCATATAAAATTGGTCTTCAGATAAATGAAAGTCTGATAACTTCTGATGATGACCCTAGCATATTTGATAACGCTTTAGGTTCAACTAACTTCGCTTCACCTGGCGCTGATCGTTTAAAGATTGAACCAAAATTAGTAAAACAAAATTTAACTTTTTCAAGTAATGCTAATTTTATAGAGTTACTTCGTTTAGAAAATGGAAAAGCATCTCTAACTGCACTATCCGAAGACTCCATTTATAATGAATTAGAGAAAAATTTAGCAAGAAGAACTTTTGATGAGTCTGGAGATTATACAGTAAAACCATATACATTTACGGTTAGAGAAGCGTTAGATGATGGAACTAACAATGGTGTTTATAAGTCCGGTGAAAGAATAAAAGATGGTAGAACTATTGTAAGAGTTGCTTCTGCAAGTGATCCAGCAGATTCAATCATTGGTGATGATTACTATGCTCTAGAACTTTCTCCCGGAAAAGCATATGTTAAGGGTTTTGAAGTAAATACCGATAGAAAACAATATGCAATCGTAGCAAAACCAAGAGAAACAAATACTGTTAATAATGGTGGTACGCCTTTAAATATTGGATCTTATTTCAAAACTCAACATTCCACTGTGAAAGGAGCAATTACATTCCCCAATGCTATTTCCCTTAAAGATGTTGATGGTAATGAAATTGGTAGAGGTATTGCAGTTGGTTTAACTGAAGGTAAATTGTATGTTACCGAAATTAGTACATATCAAACAATTACTATAACTACCGGTCAAGCTCATAATTTTAGTTCAAATGATTTAATGACCGGAGTTACTTCTGGTGCTACTGGTTTTGTAAAATCTGTTTCTGGTCAATCACTAACACTACAGCAAGTTTCTGGTACTTTTGTAACTGGAGAAGTTGTATCTAATAGTAGATTTACTACAGGACAACCAACAATATCAACAATTTCTATAGAGAAATTGGAAAATGTAAGAGAAATTGAAAAAACTTCTGGTGGATTTGAAGTTCAACTACAACTAGAACCAGTCAAGATTAGTGGTTCATCATTTAGTGTGTCCTCTAATAGTTTGAGTGGCATTGGAACTTCATTTGTAGAAGAAATTTCTGCAAAATCAAAAGTTAGAGTTGGAACTAATGATGTAGAAGTTACTAGTGTTACTTCGAGTGCTGTTGCAATGGGATCTGGTATTGCAAATGGAACTTATTATGATGTTAAAAAATTAATTGCTAAATTTTACACATCTAATAATGGGTATACATCTAGAGTTTCTACTAGACCAGTAAAAAATACAACTGATAATGTTGTAAATAAACTAGTTTATACAGGTGAATATGTAACTAGTTCTAATGGTGATTTTATAATTCAAGCGTCTCCATCAGAGACTATTGATAAAAGTTCAGTTATAATTACCACCGCTACAGGACTTGCTTCTGCTGTTAATCTAGTACAACCAGCTGGTTCTAATAATGTTATTAATGTAGATACTGGTGAATCTGCTGGTGTTCCTGTCAGTGTATACTACAACAGTAGAGTTAGTAATCCAAAAGTAAGGAAGAAAGAACTGGAAAAGTATACTTTCTTGATTGTTGATAAGTTGAAGGATGGTACTAGTAATGATAGTAATGTTTATGGAACTAGAGTCCAGGATAAAGAAATTTCACTTAAATTTGCTGACGTAGCTAGAATTCATAGAGTTCACGAAGCTGTAAGAGCATCAGATACTACAAGTGTACTGTTAGATTCTCTTATTCTTAATACTGTATCTGGATTAAATGTTGGTGACATTATTGAAACCAGTAATATTAGGGCACATATTGTTTCGATTGATGCAGCAAATACTAAAGTTTATGTTACATACGAATCTTTAAAATTCCAAATTGGAGATAATTTAGCAATTCCTGTATCAATTCCAACTAATAGTGATGTTGGTGATATATTTGTCAGACAGTCTTTACATGGTAGATATATTGATATTACGGATGATTTTGTTTTCTCTAGGAATGATACACCCGATATATACAAACCATCAAAATTAATCAGAAAAGAAACTTCCGCTGTTCCATCTAAACAATTTATTGTTATTTTTGATTATTTTAAACATACTAATTTAACTAATGATTTTTATTCAATAGAATCATATGGAGATTTAAAATATAATGATATTCCAAGATCTTCTTTATCTACCTCAATGGCTGATATTATTGATTTTAGATTCTATACACCCCACTCTGTAATCTCAAGTGCTACAGAAAATGGAACTTTCTCAAAACCTCATAGAGAAGTTAGTAATGTTTTTAATACATATACCATAAATTACACAACACAACCTGTACCATTCCCAGATACAATATTCTCATCTGATGTAGAATCATATTTGGGTAGAATTGATAGTATCTATTTAACACAAGATGGCAAATTAAAGGTTGTAAATGGTGCTGATTCTTTAAATCCAAAGTCAACCGTGGATCCATCGGTCGGGTTATTAATTGGATCCGTACAATTACCTCCTTATCTGAAGACTGTTCTTGATGCTAAAGTAAGTTTTGAAGATAACAGACAATATACGATGAGGGATATTGGTAAGATTGAACAAAGACTTTCCAATGTAGAAGACTATACAACTCTAAGTTTACTTGAATCTAATACTGTCAATTTAAATGTTTTAGATGAAGATGGTAAAAATAGATTTAAAAATGGATTTGTAGTAGATAATTTTAGGTCTACAAGTGTTGCTGACACAACAAATTATGATTACACAGCATCTATTGATTTAGATGAAGGTTGTGTGAGACCATATCCATATGTAAATAATGTTGGATTTACTTTCAACACTACTAGTAGTACTTCTAGAAAAACTGGTCAATATGTAACTATTCCATATACCGAAGTTGCATACGCAACTCAACCATATGCAAGTAGAGTAGAGAGTGCAACTCCATTCCTGTCTTTCTCTTATATTGGAGATATGACTCTGGATCCAAAGAAAGATATTTGGTATGATACTCAGAGAGAAGTTATAGAAGGTCAGAATATTGACCTTACTCAAAGTATCAGTACTTTATTTGATTTGGTTGTTCCAGGTGGTATTGTTTGGGGTGAATGGAATCTTGGCGCAGGTGGAACTACTCGTGTTGGTGGTGGTAGAAATGTTACAGATATTAGAACTGGAACTCAATATGATGTTGGAAGTCTAGATGTAGAATTAGAATCTGGTGACACTATTAATGATATTACAGATCTAAGATATGCAAGGTCTAGAATTGTTAATCTTTCTGTAAAAGCTTTAAAACAACAAACAGATCATTCATTGTTTATCGGAAGTACAAATGCATCTAAATTTACATATCCAAAAGTACTTAGAAATTTAAAAAATGATAACAACAATAAATTTGTGATTGGTGAGGAAGTAAGACTATATCCGGCACTTGTATATACTCAAAGTGGAGTTGCTAGATGTATCCAAGAGGTTCCAAATAGTGATAGAAGGTTTATTCAAGCTACTGTTCAAGATCCAAGAACATTCTTAAGTTCTAGTGAAATTTCATCAACAGATTTTGATAGTAATGGGTATACATCTAATACTACTATGTTGGTAATTGATAATATTAGAAACTGGGATAATGCAGACAGTCAAGTATCAGAACTTGGTGATGATTTTATCATCAGAGGTCAAACTTCATTAGCGAGAACTAGAGCTAATGGTGATAGAACTCAACAACTAACTTCTACTGCAAGTGGAGCTCTAGAAGCATTTGTTATTATTCCACCAAATACTTTTGAAACTGGAGATTTAGAATTTAAGTTATCTGATGACCCAGATAATTTCCAGGTTAAGAATTTAACTGGTTCTTATGCAACTGGTGTTTATTATTCACAGGGAACGCAGTTGGATGTAACTTCTACTGTAACTACACTAGAAACTCCAGAACTATCAATTTACTCTGTACAAGAAACTAATACTAGATTTATTCCTGATCCACCTCCACCACCACCAAATAATGGCGGTGGTGACCCACTTGCTCAATCTTTCCTTATTGAAGAAACTGGTGGTGTGTTTATTACATCTCTAGAATTGTACTTCTTGACTAAAGATGAAGTTGAACCAGTTACAATTGAATTAAGAACAGTCATTAATGGTACTCCAACTGCTAATATTGTTCCTGGATCCGTGGTAACATTACCTCCTTCTAGTATATTTACTTCTAATGATTCTACTGTTGCTACTAAATTTACGTTTGCAAATCCCATATATCTCTCTGATTTAAATGAATATGCTTTCACTATCAAGAGTAGTTCTACAAAATATAATTTGTGGGTATCTAGAGTAGGTGAAACAGATATTTCATCTGGAGTTACAATTGATAGACAACCTCATGTTGGTGTTGTATTTAAGTCTGCAAACGAGTCAACATGGATTTCTGATCAATATGAAGATGTTAAATTCGTATTGAATAGAGCAAAGTTCACAACTGGAACAACTTATACGGCAATTTTAAACAATAAAACTATTCCAGCACAAAAATTACAGAAAAATGCACTCTACATGGTAGATGGATCATCTGTAATTAAAGTAACCCAACCAAATCATGGTATGCATCAAAATGATAATAAGGTTACTATAACTGGAGTTCAGTCAGATACTTCATCTGGTTTGCTATCTGCAGATATATCAACATCTACAACTACTATTACTATTAATGATATTACAAATTCTCCAATATCAGATCTAGGTGCGGTTGAAGGTTGGGGTACTATTAACAACGCTTTAGTATCGGGATCAAACGCTGGATTTATTAAAATTCAAGATGAGGTAATCTCTTATACCGGACTATCAGGTAATACATTAACTGGTTGTCTTAGAGGTGCTTTAGGAACTACCGCCACAATTCACCTTAAAGAAACACCAGTACAATGTTTCCAATTAAATGGAATTCCTTTGAATCAGATTAATACTGATGTACAAGTAACAAATGTTATTAGTTTAGATGAATATGAAATTACAATGAGTTATTCTGCTAATTCTACAAAGAGAGGCGGCGGAAATGACATTCGTGCATCTAGAAATATTTCTTACGAATCAATTACACCAAGAATTTCTACACTAGTACCACAAGATACTGTATGTCAAGTTAAGTTGGGTTCTGTATCTGGAACTAGTATTGGAAATAATTCTCAAAAATCTTTTGTACAAAAAGGATATGAATCAATTGAGAATTATGTAGAAAATAATTTGTCAGATCCAAGAATTGCATTATCACCAATTAATAATACTACATATGCTTCTGGTTCTCCTGGTACTTTGAATACTCAAATTAATTTGTCAACCACAAATGATTATTTAAGTCCGGTAATTGATTTACAAGGTTCTTCTATTATTACTATATCAAATAGAATAAACAAAGAAACTACAAACACTGGTGCTTTAGATCTAACGTCAGAATTACTACCATCTGGTGGAAAACATTCTTCTTATATCACTAAACAGGTATCGTTGGAAAATGAATCAACATCGATCAAAGTCTTGTTTGATGCCATCAGAACTGGAAATAATGATATAAAAGTCTTTGCAAAGATTAAAGGTGATAGTCAACCTGGATCATTTAATAACATGAATTATATTGAAATACCTGCTGTTTCTTATCCAGCATCAGAGACAGATAAACAATATCGTGCATTTGACTTTGAACTTAAAAATATAATTGAGTTCCAGGAATTTAGTATTAAGATAGTAATGATAGGAAATGATCAAAGTAGTGTTCCTAAAATCAAAAACCTTAGAGCGATGGCACTAGCAATCTGATGAATAAATTAAAAGTTGATGGTCACCCAGACCTTATACGAGATCCAAAGTCTACTGCTGTAATAAACAACAGTAGACAAGATTATGAAGAATATATGAATAACTATAGAATCCGCAAGATGAAGAATGATCGAATGGATTCTATGGAAACTGATATGAAAAATATAAAGAATGAACTAGATGAGATAAAATCTCTCCTTTTAAGTTTAACTAATAGATAAATATTAAGGAGATCATATAAATAAAAACAAGTGGTAAACTCCTATGGCGGCTGTTCACAATCTTTATATTGACCAAGGTGCAGATTTTTCTGCAGATATTGGAATCTTCGATGATTTCAATACGGCTTGGGATTTAACTGGATACACTGGTGCGGCTAAAATTAAGAAGTCATACTATAGTTCTACATCAACACCATTTACAGTTTCTGTAAATGCTGCTGGAACTATAACATTAGCTCTAACAGCAGCTAATACGTCAACTCTCTCGGAGGGAAGATATTTGTATGACGTTGTGATTACATCAGCTGGTGGAAGTAAGACCAGAGTCATAGAAGGTTTAGTAACTATAAACCCAGGAGTAACAACGTAACATGAACACCAAAGTTACAGTATCAAATCAACCCCAAGTAATCAAGGTCACATCTGGAGGAGTTAATACTCTTTCAAATTTATCTGACGTGAATTTTAATAATGCAACCGATGGCGCACTTTTACAATATGATGCAGCAAGCAACACCTGGATTGCTGAAAATGTGATTGAAAAGAGTGGCCTTAAAATTAACGGTGGTAACTTCTAATTCCCATAGGTATCAAAAATGGCAACTATTTTAAAGATCAAAAGATCTAGTACTAACCCAACAGCAACACCTTCTGCGCTTGGGCAAGGTGAACTTGCCTATGGTGAAGGTACTAGTACGTACACAGATGCACAGAGTGCTTCAGTAACTTCTTTCGGTAAACTATTTGTTGGTAGAGGAACCGAGACAAACGGTGAAGCCGCTAATATTGATATTATTGGTGGTAAGTATTTCACCGACCTGTTAGATCATGGTCATGGAACAATCACTGCAAACTCTGCAGCAATTGTTGACTCTGCTAAGAAGGTTAATGAGTGGAACGTAGATAATATTACTTTAAACGGAAATACAATTTCCACAACAAACTCAAATGGTGATCTTACAGTAGACACCAATGGAACTGGTGATGTAATTATTGCTGGTGCTGCTACTCTAGGAACTAACACATTTAAAATCACTGATGGTTCAACTGACAGATTTGTAGTTGACTCATTCTCTGGTGCTTTAGACATCACAACTCCATCATTGAGTAGTGCAGACACTGCATTAAATATTGGAGCAACATGGAATAATGCTGGTGCAACATTCTATGGTATTGATGTTGATGTAACCAATAGTGCTTCTGGTGCTAACTCCAGACTACTCAACCTATCTGTAGGTGGTTCTGATAAGTTTAATATTGACTTATCCGGTAACATCAGCATGCATGGTGGTATCACCTTTGTTAATGAAACTAGTTTTGATATTAAAGATGACACCACAGACGCATTTACAGTCAAAGAAGGTGCTAACAAGTACATTGATATTGACACAAACAATGGTTCTGAGTTAATTACTTTTGGAACTGCTAATGTTGATATTGATAATGACCTAAACGTAGATGGTGGAGACATAACCACCAATCAAACTACATTTAACCTACTAGAAACAAACGCTACTACAGTTAATGCATTCGGTACTGCTACCGCGATTGACGTTGGTGCTAACACTGGTACGTTTACTCTAAACAATCCAACTTTGGTTGGTAGTCAGACATCACAGAATGTATTCAACTCTACCGCTACAACGGTA